ACGAAGTACGCTCGGTAAGTATTCAACACCTGCAGCGTATTCGTATAACTTGCCACAGTTAGAGGCGCCTACGTTCGAGGTCAAGGACCAACTCGGAGGGTTCAGCCTGTACTTTGGGGCGAAGCCACCACAGGCTTACATTATCCGTTGCCACGTCATTGGTGATGATCGTACGGACGATTTAGAGACAACGTCGAGTATGCTCACCTACTCCAATAAGGCCGGGGTATATCGTGTGCGGTGTGAATACGTCGATGTGTTCGGTAGTAGCTTAGTCGCTGAGAAGTCGGTCACTATTAAGGACAGGGTTGACAAGAGCTTACTTGATGCGGAAGCATTGGGGCTAAAAGCTATGGACGAATCAATCCAAGCGATGAACGCTGAAGTTGGAACGATGAAAACCTCCGTGAATGGGTTCGAATCTAAATTAGTCCAACTTGATAAGGGTATTACGCAAAAGGTAACTGACCTTAATAAGAACCTATCTGGTCAAATTACTACACTATCCAATGGCATTGACCTCAGAGTGACACACGCTATCGGTAATATGAACGGTAAGGATATAGTTAGTCGGATTAACTTATCGCCTGAGGGTACTCGAATCGATGGCAAGTTATTACACGTAACCGGCCAAGCACTGTTCGAGAATAACATCATCACAGAGGGTATGCTCCAAGCCAACTCCGTGAGTGCTGATAAGATACAAGCTTTGTCCATCAGCAGTGACAAGTTACAAGCGGATAGCGTTACCGCGGATAAGTTAAAAGTAAATAGCTTAGATGCTATTACGGCAACGATTGGTACGCTCCGCACTAAGACGAGTGGCGCAAGAGTTGAGATATCGGATAACTTAATTCAAGTGTTTGATGATAACAATGTACTGAGAGTGAGGTTAGGACTATGGGGCGACTAATTAAATGGTTAAAAGAAAAGCTGACTTCGTTATTTAGAAAGAAAGGTGATACTGTGCCAGCTGGAATACAAGTATTCGATAAGAAGGGAACGGAAATTATTTCAATTACAGACCGATTAACTCGCATTGTTGGAGTGAAACGATTTGACACGATTGAGGATAGCGGTAGCGTAACGTTAAAACTAGCCAAGGGGCAACATATTTGGTATTTCTTTAACGCCTACACGGATGATAATGACGTCAATATTATGAACTTTACAAATTTATATGACCTCATAGTATCTGACGATACCATCTCATGGAAGCTTCGCTCTTTCGCAGAGCAGTATAAAGGACGGCCATGTAAAATTGCGTTGATATACGGGGTGATGTGATATGAACTATTTTGAAATCAAAAATGCAGACGATATTTTGACGATTAACGATAGCGAATCTTGTCTATATCTAAAATATCGAATCAATTTAAAGAATCTACCGTTACACGATAGGCGGGTAGAATCGGGTTCTGAGTATTTATATAAGGGTGACGGCATTGGGTATATTAATTCCTATAACGGTGGTTATGCAGCCGCCGTATATATCCCGATTCGATTAAGAAAGCCAGATGAGTATTATGCGTATGCTCTATTCAGTAATACTCCACTTAAACATGTACGACTTACTGAAATTCGTAATCAACGACATCCGGATAGAATGGGTCGCTGGACCAATTACTTACAGGTGACATCTGCCTGTGATAGCGTTGAGGATATTCGTAAGATTGCGGACTCCATTGAAATCTATGTATATTCTAGCCGTATGCCTAAAACAGGCACCTCCGGCTTAGAGGTATTCGATAAATACGGTACGCCTATATATAACAGTAATCTGCCAACATTACGAATTGCTCAAATTATCCGTAAAAACTTTAATGGCGATACGCTTCTTAGTAAGGCGGATTACGAAATGGGCACCGTTAAATTCCAGGGCATCAAGAAGCCTGGTATGTGTTATGTATACCCTATCTTAGATATCCATTCCACCACAGCTGGATATGCTCAGCACTATATCAACTGGAACGGCGATAGCGTGACAATTGATACCAATTATAAGGGAGAAGTAGGGGTCCCTGTAGACCCTCAATCGGTCAAAACTACGCAAGTCCTTATCTGTGAGCTTGATGGAACCGAGAACGTTCCTTCAACAGATGAAATGGAAATCTAAGGAGGCACATCTTATGATTGAACAAGACATCACATTATACGCAGGACAGGACTTCGGTATGACATACGTCGTACCACCTGGCTCCGATATGGACCTAAGTCAGTATGAGGCCGTCTGCAAAATTCGTAAACGGCCCTATGATGATATGAAATTAGAGTTAACACCTGTGGTACAGTCTAAACAGGTAGGGTTCTTCATTAGCGGAAAGGATTCCGCTAAAGCCCAATTAAAGGGTGGTGATTACCTGTATGACGCGTTTATCTACAATGATCATAAGTGGATAAAGTTAGGACAGGGTACAGTCACCATCGTTCCAGATATTTCAATGCATAAATAAGGGGGCATACGATTATGGAAACAAATGAATTAATTTTAAAACTCGATAAGGAAACCACAATTCCACTTATTGAGGGTTTAGGTAAAAGCGCCTATGCCATTGCAGTAGCTCATGGGCTCAGAGGTACTGAACAGGAATGGCTTGACAGTTTAAAAGGATTGCAAGGTCCTCAAGGCGAACCTGGTCCAAAAGGCGACCCATTCCGATATGAGGACTTTACACCAGAACAGTTAGAGGCACTAAAAGGCCCTAAAGGTGATAAAGGTGAGGACGGCGCAAGTGCTACGGCAGATAATGCAAAAGCACTGTTATTACAAGGTAACGTATGGTGCGAAAGTGCCAGCGTTGATGATGTACTCACCGCATTAATTGGTAATATGGGTAAGCCGTTCCCTAGAACGGAATTTAAACCGTTGACTATTCCAAGCGTTATCCGAGGGCAACAAGTTGTATCCGTTACAGGTGAGCCACATTATAGCGTTAAGGTAGTCGGTAATGATACACCTTTCACGCTCGACAGCAATGGGGCTTGCAATGTAACAATTCCGACATTAGGTGAAGATGATATTAAACTCACTTATCACAATTTCACAGGTGCGAAAGTAGCAGATTATACAATTAAAGGCGTAAACGCACTTAACGATAATCCAGATGAAGAATATACCGAAAATGGCATTGTATATAGACGCTATGGAGATGTGTTGATAATGAACATTACCAACAACACAGTGAACGGGAATTTCAATGTAAACCCTAAACGTTGGAATATTTCGACTATGTCTATGTACGCGAACCGGGCTACAACGCTTAATTTAGGCGATAACTGGAACAGCTACGGCCCTTATTATATTGAAACGCCTGAAAATATAACATTTAAAGGATTTAACAACAATATGCGACTAACCATAGTTACATCAACACAGGGTACCGAAACGCTGGCCTTTAATCAGGATACCTTTGAATGGGATGCGACTAACCATAGTTACATCAACACAGGGTACCGAAACGCTGACCATTTATAATTAACCAAACCACAGGGGGGACACATGCAAGAATTAACTGATTTCATGGGCGAGGCTTGGCGGACACTGACTGATTCGTTTGTACTAAAAGCCTTGCATGTGTTCCTGTTACGTAACTATCACACTTAGGGGGAGTGAATGGATATATTGAACGACATTTTAGTAATGCTGATTAGCGGTGTGTCACATGAGCATATTGTCAGTATGGGAGTTATCATTATATTAACAACCGTACTGCTATTCATTGACGCAGCGCAACGCATTACGACGGAGGTGCTAAGGTACAATAAGGATAACCACAGGAACAATACACCTATTACATTACTTACAACGCTCGCATGGTATGGATGGGGTAAAGGTGGATATGTTGACGCTACTACAGGGCTAAAGCGTAGGTACCTTATGAGCGAACGCTTACGATCCGATTTACTAACGAAATTATGCGTCCAGTACCCCGCGTGGATGGTCTTATCGGTAGTGTTTGAATCGCTACCAGATATCCCGATTCCGAATACTGAACTATTCATGGACCATATCTTCTCATTCCTATTCATGTTGATTCCGTTTTTCTCCGAATGTTGGTCAATTATCGAAAACTTACGTGAAATGGTTGAAGATGACCTCGTCGACTTTGGAAAGGTATTCCAAGGTGTACTAGAAATTATCAGAGCATGGAGGGGTAATGGATAAGTTAGCTATCATTAACCGCATCAAGCGGTCATATCAGTCCATTCGAATAGCTGGCATACGGCCAACTGGAGTATTAGCAACGAGGGCACTAGTCCTCGTCATGCTAGTACCTATGATATTAGTCGTTGCCCAGTATGTGCTATCAACGATTAGAGGTTATGTGTCACCTGAAGCAAATCAACTTATCGATAAGGGTATTCTTATCATTGACCACATATTCGTTCCATCGGTGCTTATGTCAATTGTAGGGCTATGTGGCATGTTCATCGATAAGAACCATAACGGGATACCAGATAAGTTAGAGGAGCCTAATACGTTGCCTATGAACAGACCTGGCATACAACAATTAGCAGATGACGTTAACCATGATGAGAGGGGGAAATAAATGTTTCGACAAATTACAATGGACGAGTTTCAGTCCTTAGCGCTAGATGCATACGGCCAAATTGAAAAGGCCTACCTACATTGGACAGGGGTCAAAGGCGGTAAGCACTTCATAGATTACCATATCAACATCGACCGAGCTGGTACGATGTGGACAGATATGAAGGCCTTAACCGATTATAAGGAACATACCTACATGCGTAACAGTAACGCCGTAGGTATTGCCATTGAGGCGTGTTGGGATGCAGTCAGTGAAAATAACTTAGGTAGCGAACCACCAACCAAAGAACAGTTAACTACTATGACACAGATTATGG